GTGCCACTTACCGGCATCAAGATCCGACAAGCGAAGACAGGCGATAAGCCTACCAAACTTACTGACGCCAATGGACGATATCTGTTGGTGAAGCCGTCCGGCTCCAAGCTCTGGCGTTACAAGTCCAGAATTGCCGGGGAGGAGAATCTCTTTGCGATCGGTGAAGATCGAACTGTCAGCCTTCAAGACGTACGCGCGGCGCGTGACGATGCTCGCGAACGCGTCAAGAAGGGACTGCGCCCGTCGCATGCGCGACAGAAAGCGCTGTCGGCGCGTATCGACGAAGGCAAAGCAACTTTTCGCGCTGTCAGCGACGAGTGGCTGGAGAAGAAGCGGAAGACTTGGACTGAGCGGCATTATGGCGAGATCCTGCGCATGCTTGAGGCGGACGCGTATCCATTTATTGGTAGCCGACCAATGCGCTCAATTACCGCACACGACGTTCTGTCCTTGGTGCGCCGAGTCGAAGAGCGTGGGTCTCCTTCCGTCGCGATCAAACTTCGACAATACGTGTCGAACGTGTTTCAGTACGCCGTTATCACTTTGCGGGCCGATTCGGACCCCGCGTCGGTTTTGCGTGGTTCGGTCGTAAAACCACCGACTCAGAACGCACGTGCGCTGAGTCGCGACGAACTGAAGGCGATATTTCGGCAGCTCCCCACATACAAAAGCAAGCGAACCGTGATTGCGATTCGGTTACTGATGATGCTCTTTCCCCGTACGATCGAGCTTTGTCGAGCACGATGGGAAGAGATTGATCTAGATGCTGCAGAATGGAAGATCCCGGCGGAGAAGATCAAGTCTCGGCGGCTGCACATCGTTCCGTTGCCTCGACAAGCACTGAGCCTATTACGCGAGTTGCAGGGGATGTTCGGCAACCGTGGATATATCCTACCCATTCTACATAGCAATCGAAAGCTCCCCCATATGAGCAGAGCCACAATCAATAGGGCAATCGACTACATGGTGCCCGATAATCCTGAACCTATAACAGGACACGATTTTCGAGCAACGGCGTCAACCAACCTTCATGAGATGGGATGGAAGGACGAGGTTGTTGAAATGCAGCTTTCACACAAAGACAAAGACAAAACTCGCTCCACATACAATCATGCAAAGTACTTTCCCGACCGGAGAATAATGATGCAAGCTTGGGCCGATTGGCTTGATGAAATCGACAGAGACGCAATCGCCCCACTAAATCTAAAATACAGTTTTAATGATCTTCTTTACCCCTGAAATCAAGTCCTCGACCTCCTCCATAGTTGGCTCCGGGGTCTTAGCATGATCACATTTATTGCGAATATCCGCCAAATGCTGAATAAAACGCCACTGATGAATTTCAATCGCATCGACACCTTTAAGCGCCTCATTAAAATCAGCAATTGTTGGATTTTTTTTACCAATTGCCACTTGACGATCAGAACAAACTTGTCCGAGATGACGCTCTAGCACCACACCTGCCACTGCACCTGCAGCACGAACAAACTTAAATTTAGCCAAATGCTCTGCAGCATCTAGCTCTGAATCCATGAGATCTGCTTGGACAATGTGACGAATATCAAAAAGCGAGCTTTCGAATCGACCTTTCGCGGCCTCCACGATGGCGATTTGTTGAAGCAAGTGTGGAAATGCGGCGGTCCTAGACACCACGACCGCCCCTGTAGCGGCATTCGTAAGCTCTAGCCCCTGCAAGCAATCCTCCAATCTATAATTATCATTCGTTATATCCTTTCTCCCTTTCGGTTTTTCGTAATGCCGACGAAAATCCTCGACACGGTCCGGTAATATCTGACGCAAGAAAGCAAGCGCCTCAGAATACCAAGCCTGATACCCCGTACTAAAAGATGGAAGATTCTTAAGATACTCATCAGTCTTGTCTTTGAATTTCTTTCGACATGCCTCCAAAAACTCTTCCCGCATCGTCTCATATCTCATCGCCGCAAGAATCAACGCCCCACGATCGCTGAGACTTTCGAGGTCCTTCTTGAATTTTTCGATCTTAGACATCGCCATCCATTTAAATTAAGTAATCATTAATTCGCGCAACGCGAAAACACCGTCAATTCACCGCGGTTACGATGTAGCGCCATCGACGTCGTTCTTTTTATCGCCCCTCTGAGCAAAACCAATCGGCAATGGAAAAAACATAGAAGCCACATACAACACAATTACGGACCAATTGTTCCATGGCGCAATGGGAATAATTGTATTATCAAAAATTCTAACCAATACATCGGCAGCAATCCAAGCAAGGGATACGCGCATCGACAGAACGACGATACCCCTCAAATCATGACGCCGCCCTACCTCGGTGGCATCGTGTCGTTTTATTTGCAACCCACTCAAAATAAAACCAGCCAGCACCAACGCGATAACAGCATAATCAGCATGTAATACATAAAGCACGATTCCATGCGATTGAAACCATGACGGCTCCGGCCGGGGTAATCCGCTCACATTCAGGTCAGCCCCTCGGATATCCGCAGTCCAATTCAAAACACCCGAATCATCCGAGTATGCGTTATCGTAAACAGGATCTTTATTATTTTTATAAAGAATAATGTTGATAGATGCCGCCTCATTGATATTCAACAGCATGGGCGAAATCACCGCCTGAGAGTCGCCATTTAATGCAACATCAATTGGCGCATGACCAGGAGCCGGCGTAATTCCGACATAAAGAATTTTCTGCCCCTGCACAGCACTAATCGTGATCGGCGACTCAAAATCAGATTTCTCCAAATGACGACCACTTAGATTTGTCAACGCGTAATTTCGCAGTTGAATGTGCCCCATTGAAAGCGCCTGACCATTGAGAGTCAAGCCGAACTTTGGAGCATTGCCAGCCGTCAGTAGCTCAGCTGTCCCGAACATCGGCATCGCAAGCGTGCGCTGAATATGTAGTACGCCAGGTAGCTGCCCGGGTGATCGAGGCAGGATGGAAATCAAACCAATACACAAAGCAACTACAACCCCAACAAAAGTCCAAGCAGGGTCGCTAAGAAACTTCCGCATCCACGCTATCAACACTCTCACCCCGCATATAGTTGATTGTGTATATCTGAAAAACTGTTACGAATGCAAGTCGGAAATCTACTCACCGACGACGAGCAAATAAACTTGTCGCCGCACCTCAAAACTACCTGTCGGAAAAATTCACCTCCCCCGCAGGGTAGAGCCGGAGCATTGTCCGCGCAGCCTCGACATTCTTCGTATGTAACCATTCATCGTAGTCAACTGGCCGCAATATGACCACCGACCGTTTCTCGTCGCCGGGCTTATGCATGCGCCCCATCACAGCATGGCCGTCCGCGTTGACGGTCATCATGGTCATGCCGACAAGCGAGCGGCCGTCGGAATCTTCATAGCGCCGCCAGATGCCGGCGACACAATACGGCTGCCAATCCGTTAGCCCGATCCGCTGCCAGACGTTCCGGCCCGTTTCGTAACACGGCTCGAATATCCATTGGACCGGGATCAAGCAGCGCTGACCAGCTCGCCACGCCTTTCCGTAGAGCCGGAACTCACCGACCGTTTCGGAACGGGCATTGACCGTGTCGAGCTTTCGCCGCTTCTTCCCGTTGTCGTCGACGCGCTCGGGCTGCATGAACTTCGGCCAGAAGCCAAACACGGCCTTGACGACACCAAGGCCATCCCCGTCTGGCCAAGCGATCGGTGCCGCATAGTCCGGGTAGACATCCGGCTCCCACGGGTCACGACGGTACAGGTCACCAATGCCGACCTTCAGCTCGTTGATGCCCGGATCTTCGTCTGGCGCTTTGTAGTTTGTACACACTGCCCGCCCCCATTTTCGAGACTTGACGGCACCATCTTACCCCGCTCTAAACTGTATATCCATACAGTATTTCACGTGCATCATGATTCTGCCCCCATTCGATCCGCCACATTTCGACGCGATGTCTCAATGGTGGCGCACGTGCACGTATGCCGACGTCCACCGGCTGATCCTCGAAGTGCTACACCTGCGACTCACGCTGCGCGAAATGGGCACCCTTACCGGCGATGCTACGCGCATGATCGCGTACCTCGAACAGGCCGACGAGCTGAAGTACGCAGCACCGCTGCGCCGCTTGTCGATCAAGATCGACAAGGAGATCATGCGGGCAGGCAGGATGGGGAACCCACGCGCGCACGTTGCTCCGTTTTCCGACGAGTGGCGCGCACGCGAAGCCATGAAATGCCGGCTCCATGACACCCCGGACGAACCAGATCCCGGCTCGGACAAGGCAACAAAGCTGCCCGAGTTTCAACGCGTGACATGGAAGGAATTACGCGGCGCGTGGAGCGTGGCCGACTTCAAGAAAAGGCGTTTGCTGACGCTCGAACAGCGCTTCGTGCTGGAAATCGTGCACGTCCGTCGAGCGTTGCGACTCATGGAAAGGACGGTCTGCGCGGCAGAGCTGGAATTGAAGAAGAGCGGCTATCCAGATTCGTTCGCACTCGATCAGCTCCGTCGCATGATCGACGGCGCTCGCTTCGATTGACCATAGTTGACTGAGCGCGAGTTAGCCAACGATCAGACGTTCTCCCGGAAATGGTAAATTCATACGAAAACCACACCTACGAGAGAACATATGGCCCGAGCCATGATTTGCGTCGGCGATACGACGACGCATGGCGGCCGCGTGCTGGAGGGCAGCGCGACCGCGACAATTGACGGAAAGCCCATTGCTGGCGTCGGACACAAGGTACTTTGCCCGCAATGCAAAGGCGTCTTTCCAATCCTGCCGACGGGGCGGCAATACTCGCACACGTTCGACGGACGAGAAACCGCCGTCGAGGGCATGAAAACCGCATGCGGAGCGACGCTGATCGCATCTCAGTCGTCAGCGACGTTCGACGATGTCGGATCTGGCAAAGCGACGACTGGCGGCGCAGGCGCAGCTGTCGCTGCCACGGCTGCAGCGCTTGCCCCCTCGCCCACGCTCTGTCTCGAATGCCTGAAAGCTGCGGCCGAGAACGCCGCGACGATGATCGCGCGCGGATAGGCCCATGACTGAAAATTCGATTGAGGCTTTCTTCTTCAAGCGTCAACAGCAGTTGACCATGCAGGTGCATCTGTACGCCCTTGTCGACGGCCTTCTGTATGCCGATGCGGCCGGCGGTTCATCGCCCCAACGATCACGCTCGGCCGTAGCCGTATTCGATGGCACGCAGGACGCGTCACTCGCAGACGCTGGACCGTGGCTGTTTTCGTACGAGGCGGCGGCTGGCACTATCCGACGAACTATCTCCACACTGGCCAGCAGCTCCACCGGCGTGTCGTGGCTGATCAGCGCATATCCGATCGAATCACTCGCTGACGAGCTGCGCAGCCGCCTCGACGTACGCTTGCCGGATGGAAGCACAGCCCTCCTCCGCTTCTACGATGCCCGCATCATGGCCGACATGGCGTCGCTGATGGAATTCACGCAGCGCATGCAGTTCTTCGTGCCGACATTCGACTGGCTCGTCGAAGTAAATGGAAAACTCAGGGGAGTACACCCGCATGCTTGAGCTGACAAGCGAACAGGTCGCCGGCCTTGCCGAGATCGACGCGCGCGGATATGTCGAACACGTTCGGCAGGATCTCGTCAAAGCGGACCCGAAGCTGGCCGAAGACGGCACGCTATCGACGCGCCTATGGAGCGCGTACATCGCCGCTCGACGGCTCGGCATTCAGTCCGACGAAAATGTCGCCGCGTTTCTTCGTATCGAGGCATACGCTCCAAAGTTTTACGAGAGACCTGCGACGCGCGCGTGGCTGACTCGGCCCGGACGCTCGGCCGACGAACGTTTTCACGACTACCTACGCGTCATGAAATGGCGCATCGAACATCAGGACGACAAGGGAGGGGCTGAGCATGGGGGGATTGGTGGTGCCGGCGATCGAAGCGGCGATAGTGGAACTTGGACCAGTCTTGGCTCGCGCTGGAACCGCCTTATTGGGCGGGGCCGCAGTGGCCGGGACGGCTAGTCTGCCGGGAGACACGTCGAAAGACACAAGTAAGGCGGAGCCTGCCGTCCGTGCTATACCGCGTACAGGAGAGAGCTGCAAGAAGTGCCCACCTGAGGCGGGGAGCATGCAGCGCCGCAACTGGAGCATGAGTGACAACTCCCGAGAGTATCAAGGGCGAATTACGGGGTTCCCCTATAGCGTTGAAGAGGCCTGGAGCATGGAGTGGGTCTGGCAGCGTGACTTCGACGGCTTTCGACCGGAAAGCTGTTTGTTGATAGAAGCGAAGGCAAAGTACGATCAGTTCTTGAACAAGCTCGATGTACCGTACACCAAGGCCTTTGATGACATGGAGGAGCAGGCTGCCGGTCAGGCAGCGATTGTAGATGATCATCCTCCTGCGAGGTTGAAATGGTATTTTCAGACGGAGCGGACTTGGAACTACATGAGAGCGCCGCTTGCCCGTCTTCACATCCAATCAGAATGGGTGCCGTGACAAACATGGAAATAGTTACGCAATTTCGTAGCCCTGCCGACTTCGCCCAGCTTGGCGATTTTGCGGCTCATCTTGTCCGTCTATGGCCGGTGGTTGAGGCCATGTCGCGCGAGGACGAACGTTTAGGGCAGTGGTGGCTGAAGGCTGATACCGAGGAAGAAGCCCGTCTCTATCCCATGTTTGAAGCGCCTGGCATACCTTCGACAGCCGTTTTGGCAGTCTTGGCGCAACGGTATGAAAAAAAGATGGACCTTCCTAAAGTATTTGGCTTCTGGAATGGTCAGATGGACGCCGCCGACAGCGCGAGGCTGAAATTAGCCATCGATGCGAAAAGGCGGCCCAGCGAGATAGAAATCGGGCTACCGGCACAGGGCGCAGTCTCCGCGGACGAGCGCAGCTATGAGGGTGTGGCTAAGATAGTGGCCTCGATGGTTTCGGTTTATGACCCGATGTATGTCTCTGTTGCACCACGAGAGTATTTTCCCCGACAGGTGTTTGATGACAAGCCGGGCGTTGGCTGGATGCTGTATCTCCCGAAGATACTCACGACTCAGCAAATTCCGGAAGCACGCGAGTTGATTCCAGTTCCTGAAGCCGGCCGGAAGCAGACCGGGACGATCATTGTGAGCGTCCCAGATGCCGTTTTTTCAGTGGACAACTCCGAACACGTCGAAGTTGCTAACCGTATCGAGATTCGTCTCGTCGACCAAGACCTTCTGCCCGCATTCGCTGACCTGTAAGCACGGTGCCGGCGCGAGAATCCGCGCCGGCACCGTCCGTTAGAACAGCCCCACATCCGCGACGCATCCATTGCGAGCGATCGATACGAGCCAGACGGCCCGGCCGTCGATGCGCGCTCGATCCCCATCTGCGTACGCAACCGCAGCCGCTCGTCCCGCTCGTATGTGACTGGAATCGGCGAATGCGCCTCCGGATCACCGGGGTCAACGATCTCTTTCTTCAGGTTCCAAAGCGCAGCGAGATATTCGAGATGAGCGCCCGTCGCGTAGGCCAGTAACACAGCACGACCAGCATCGTTCACGCGCGCCCGAAACCGGACGTCCTCGTACGCGGCCAGCTCCAGCAGCTTGACGACCGGATCGGATTCGAGTGCCGCAGTCCAGTCCGGATAGATGCTCTTGAAGTGCTTCAGCTTGCGCTGATACACCTCCTCGAAGTCGAGCGTTTCGACGAAATCCGGCGGATCGAGCGCCGACAGATCGATCACTGTCATATAGTCACCTCGAATACAACATCGTCGCCGTTGTAGTGCCCGGCGATTCGAAAAGTAACTTTGCCGTCCACGACAGACAGTGCCTTCACGCTGTCCAGCGCAATGCGCGGCTTCGGCCTGTGCCGCCGAGATCCATCCACGCGTGACGGGTAGGTCAACCATTGCCGGGAGATCCAAGCCGTAATCGGGGCGCTCGCGGCGGGTTCCCTTGCGTGTGCTGAGAACGTCCGCGATGCTCTGCACCAGATGATCGAGTCCGCCGATCAGTCGGCCCGTGCGGCGACACATACCGACCAGCGCGACCATCACCGCGCTTTGGTCGGAATGCGCTTGAAGCACTCGCGCGATTCGAGATACGTGACATGTTCCGGCTCCGTCACCTCGGTCTTGCCGGCCAGCACGGCAACGTGCGAGCCGTCCGGAAACACGATCACGCGGCTGCGGAACTCCGTATCGATGAACGTCACGGGCGCCGCCACCCCGCTTGGCTGTGCGTCTTTCCGCATACAACCGCCGGAAAATAAAAAACCCCGCGTTATGCGGGGTCCTAGTAGTAAGCAAACTTGTGATCAAGGTTTGTGAAGGCTTTGCAACAACCGAACCTCATCAGCGCGCGCTTTCACGCAAAAGTATCCACCTGCACGCCAGATCAAATTTTTGCTCTGCACGTCCTTGTCAGTCATGGAGCCGCCGTCAGCCTTGTTAAAGGCGAGCGGGTCTCGGCAAAGCAACAGGACACTGGCGAAATTGAAACGCACATAGCTGTCCACAAAGTAGGCAGGCAAATCCTTACTATATGGTGATTGAGCGACCATATGGACCGTAAACCCGGCCCCCTGCATTCCGGTTACAAGGTCCGGCTTGAGAACCTGAAAGACGTATCGATTCTCGTCAATAGCGCCAATTGATCGTAGGATCGTAGATGTAACTGGACCGAGCGTCAGCGCCACAATCCACAGCACATAAAACACCATCACACCAGCGACAGTCGTCGTTTTAAAAATATCGAATGGCTTCTTGTCCGAAATTTTTTCGAGCAAATAGACCATTCCCGGAAGCACACCTATAACACTAAAAAAAACACATGCAACAAATACCCCAAAAGCTGCCCAGTCCGACATTTTTAACGAAGAGAAAACACCTAGACAGATCAACAAAGATAGTGACACTGGCAACGCGGCGCATGTTGGCGCCACCACAAGCTTGAGCCAATGCGCCATGACACTGATAAAGCCAGATTTACTCGAATCCGAAAGCGATTTTCTCCATCGATAAATTACTGCAACCTCAAACAAAACCATCACACCAATGCTTGTCAGAAACGCCCAGCCACCAGAAAAATCCGCAATCAGAGCCAGAGCCCCGGCTGTTCCCAGCCACACAACCGGAGAAAAAATGAATAAGCACGCGATCGGACCTCGAATACTGGGTACTCCTGCAGCCTTCGCCACCTTACTCTGCTCGTCATAGACGCCAGCAGCACCGACTGAAATTATTGATGGCACACAAAATTGAACCGCCAGCACGAATGTCAGCAAACATGCTGACACGATCATGACGATCAACCCCGGAACCGACACCACCGACTCCTGAAATAACTGCTGCCATCCAATTTTCTTCAGATACGACCATATCAAAACAGCAGGCATGATCAAACCGATTGGAGCGAGCTTCCAAAGGACGTCTAGCGTATCTTTGACAACCGCAATCGCAGCGACGTAGTTCTTGTAGAACCTCTTGAAATCTTCCCACCCCGCGTCAGTTGGCTGATTCCCCGTGGCTAGCTGCCCTCCGGTACCATTTTGATTTGACCCAGCGGAATTCATCGAGTTGACTCCTTTCCCCAAAGTAGCATTGTTGTATAGGGTCAATTCTAAGAGCTTGTTGTGTTTCATCGCCCTCGCAAAAGTCACAGGATCGCGACGTTAAACAGGCATGCCAACCAGCTCGCCGTCTCCTCGCTCACGATGGCGGTGCTTACTAACCGACTTACCTGCCGCTACAACGTCTTCGGTATATTCAGCACCACCCAAGATATTCATCGCGACACCGCCGCCCTCGCCCGGCTCGCCCTGCATGCCGCCGTTAAACGCCAGCAATTGCTCGGTCGTCGTGTTGCCCGTGAACATCGAATCCTGAACGTCCGCCAGCAGCTTTGCTGCTACGCAGCGTCGTACCGTCCGCCTTCAGCTCGAACTCGGTCCCGCCGATACGGAACACGATCCGGCGGCCCGCCGGTACCGACAGCACGTATTCATGGCTTGCATGGTTGCACTGCTCGAACGCGCCGTCTGGAAAGTCGGTCGCGGTCTCGTCAGGATTCACCCGACCGGCCCCGCCGTGCTGCTCCGTGTAGTAACCCGGCGCGACGAACGCACTCGTGAGGTCGCCGGACGGTGCCCACAGGGCGACCTCCTCGTCGACGGACGGTGGACGACGAACGCCAATGTCGGACATTACCGGCGGCACCAGCCTGCAATTTTAGCCAGTCGCTCACCCAATCGCCGACACGGACCAGATCGATGCCGGTGCCGCTCGCGCGGCCCGCAGCCATCTCCCGCAGTTGCCGGATATACGCGATGCGGATCGCGTCGAGCGTCGCCTCGCGATAGTCGAGCTGGACCTTGTCGACAAACCGTAAAACGGCCGACTGATCCATGTCGAGATGGTCGGCGATCTGTTGTTGGGTCGGCATGAATATGCCCCCCCTATGGAGATTCGACAGCAGAGAAAAAACGCGGGTGCGAGCCCCCGCGTCCAAGAGTCCACTCAGGGTCCCGTGGAAATCCCGAGGTGCCGTTCGCCTTGAATTCGAAATACTGATGCGCTACAACTCAATGCGCGCTACGAACAATTCAACAGCAATAACAACAACTATCGGGGTCGACCATGCCAGCATCACGTGCCGCAGTACGTGTGACGCTTTGCTGTATCAGCTCACTGCTCCTCGCTTCTTGCGCTCAGCCGATTTCAGTTTGGGGACTTCGTTACGGACCGGACAAACCCCAATACAGCTATGTATTGAATAGCGCAGGTCCGAACGGAGACAAACAAACCAAGGCAGGCGATCTCCTTATCTGGAATCCCAACACCAACGCGGCGTATATATCTCAATCTGGCGCAGCTTGCATCCAAGCAGCCGACGTGTATCGCGTTGCGTCTGCCGCCGCTGATGCACAGCTCAAGGCTGATGCGCTAGGCAGCAAAGTGACGAACATCGATGCCGGTGCTTCCAGCCAACGTGCTGAAGCCGCGATTCTGCTGGCCAGCCAAGACGTACGCGGCACTTTCCTGAGCATCGCACTGTTTAATCTTTGTATGTTCACGTCGAATCAACAGTTGTCGTCGGGCCAGGTGCTTTCGGCGTTCACACACATAGTCGACAAAGCTGCGTCCATGCCGACGGGTCAAGTCGCCGCAGCCACTGTCGCGGCACAACTTCTTGGTTCAGGAAAACCTCAAGCCGGAGACTCTGGTACTGGGACTAATACAACCAATACTCCTAAGCCAGCATCTGGTGCGGATACGACTGCGCCGGCGTCTGGAGCGGACGCGCCGAAACCCGCGTCTGGAACGGCCGGAAAGAAAAAGGCGAATTCGTAGCTTGCGCCGGCTGAACTTCTAAGGCTAGAAAACACAAAAACCCTGACTGCTTTCGCACTCAGAGCTTCGATATTCATTTCGTACGGGCGAACGCCCTCCCAACAGGTCCCGACAGACAGTTATCGTTGTTGGTCGCGGCGCTCCCGCGATTCAGTACGCCTGTCGGGCGAAGGTTGCGACACGAGTATGTGGTCGCTCATTTATCCAGTGACGCGGTAAAGGATGTGCAAAGTTTACGCAATCCGCTCTTGAAATGGAATACGTTTCATCCTCGCAATTGTCGACGCAATGTGTCGTACACCGATCCATCTACCGCATCCAACAGCGCGAGCATGTCGTGAAAGCGCCACGACCAGTTCTTACGATACTCGTCGAGCGATACGCCGAGCGCGTGCGCCCGGCCAGAGTCGTCGACCTGTCGCTTGCCGGAACCTGAACAGTCGGGGCAAATGTGCCGGCCCTTCGCATCCGAAACCGGCGACGCAACGATTCGTCCCATCCCGCCGCAGTCGTCGCATGGTTCGTATTCCCGAAATACCAGCGGACCGTTACGCCCATGGAAAAACGGGATACGCTCCTCCGATACACAAAGCCTACCAAACTTACCGGCGACAATGGGCTGCATCTGTTGGTGAATCCGTCCGGCTCCAGCCTCTGGCGGTACAAGGACCGAATTGCCGCAAAGGCCGTCACCTGGAGTCGTCAGCCCAATTGATCGGGTTGCGAACTGCAGGCCTGGCCCTCGGGTGGTCACCGCCCTTTGATCAGAAGCACGACAACCAGGATCGCGACCAGCGCAGCGAGCCACTTCAAGCCGGAGAACACCTTGTCGAGCCGCTCCGCCAGCGCCACGACGGGATTCCTGTCGTCCGTGCGCAGCGACATCTGCGCTGGCCGGCCATCTCCCGGCAGGCTGACCTTCGGGAGATCAATGGCGAGATACACGACATATCCGCTGGCGGTTGCCGGCGTCTCAAATGTGCTGCCATCGTCGCCGGGCTTGAGGAACGCGCGGAATCCACTCGTCAGCGCAGCACCGGACGGAATCGACGTGTAGATGTCCCGCAGGCACAGCCCGGCCTTGACGGCGGTGACCTGTCCCGCCTCGACGCCGTCGGCAAGTGCCTGCAAGCTGCTCGCCGGCACGTCGCACGATGCCCACCACTGAGCCGGTTCCAGCATCTCGTCATCGGACTCGTTGTAGCCGAGCCTTGCCGTGCCAAGCGGATCGTCCGAATGAGCGATGCCCAGTGCGTCCTGCAAGTTGCGAAGGCCTTGCCGTTCAGTCTCGCCGATCTCGCGAGCCGCGAAGGTGATGTGTACCGTGCGCGTGTCGTTCTGCCCTTCCCCGATGATCGACAGACAGCAGTCGTCCAGACTCGCAGTCCCCTGGACATAGGTCGATAGCGTCGAATGCGTTGTCCCGCCGGCTGGCTCCAGCCGCCTGATGACCTGAATGTCCTGCAGAGTGAGCCACAGCGACTTCGCCGGGTAATACGTCCGCACATTGCCATCGGCATTCGCATGCTGAAGCGTATGATCGGCGCATGCCCTGATCTCGCTACCCTTCTGCGTGTCCTCGCGTAACCGGCCACCGCTTTCATGCCGGCGCCGTTCATCGTATCCGGCAAGTTGACCGACGCCGGGACATGTCGCCGGTGTCCTGGGCACGACCCTGACGTTATCCAGAATGTCATCGTGGATCCGGACTTTCGTAACCAGCATTTCGTCGCGTCCGCCCGATGCAGGACAAGATCGCGAGAGCCTCCCGTATTGCGTACCGGCGACGGGGAGCACGTCGCGGGCACCCTGGCCGGATGTTGCCTCAGGTGCCTGTCGCGTGAGCGGATCAACATGCTGGGGCCGAGGCGTGCCTGAAACATTCACAGGCGACGGAAGCAGCCGGCTCAACAGGTCTGCGTATGGCACAAGCAGCGGCAGGAACAGGCAGGCCAGTGACAGATTGAACAGGGTATAAAAATCGGCCACCACCCGCCCGTTGTCCGGCTCGATTCTGACCATGACGCAGCCGATCGGCGTGAGAGCTGCAAGAACAAGCACGACACCGACCGACATGACGAGCAGATTGCCAACCGGCACGCGCCTGGACACCGGATCGTGCGTGACGGTTCCGTCCAGCACCGGGTGAACGGCAGCGCCCAGATTCGCACCCAACACCAATGCGAAAGCTGTATCGGGTGGAACCACGTTCTGCCCGCAGAGTGACACGATCAGGAGAACGGCTGCCACGTTCGAATCGGCGGCCCAAGTCAGGCCGGCCGCCAGCAGGAAATCGACCAGCGGTTCCGTCGAGGCAGCCCCCAGCAACATCCGGAGGCTCGGTGCATCCTCGTAATCCGTCATCAGTTCCTGCAGGTGATGCAATGCGAGCAGCAACAGGCCCAGACCGATGAACATGCGCCCCAAGTCGTGCGCGCGCGTGTTGGATGCCTTGCGGAACATCAGCACGCCAACGAGGACGAGTGCGGGCGATACGGTCTCGACTGCGAACGAAAGCGCCTGCACGATCAACGTCGCACCCACGTTCGCGCCAAGCATGACGGCCAGCGAGGAAACCAGCCCGACGCGCCCTTCCGTTGCAAACTCCCGCGTCATGACTGCCGTTGTCGCACTGCCTTGCAGCACCGCCGTGACGCCCAGGCCGCCGAAGAAGGCAGGAAATCGCCCGTGAAGCATCCGCCCAAGAAGTGCCCGAAGTTCGGCGCCGAATGCACGCTGCACGCCGGTCTGGGCCATTTGCGTGCCCAGTAGCACCAGCGCAATTGAGCCCGCGAGATCAATCAGCGTAAACGTGAATGTCATAGTTCTTGCTCCCCGACGCCGACCGGTTGCTTTTGCAACGTTCTCCGTACTGCGGTTCGCTCACGCCCGTAGCCGGTGCGCAAGGAAAGGCGAACTCGAATGCGTCTCGTCACGATGGAGAGAAACGCACGACCGAACCGTAGATCAGGCGACGCGACCTTCCCCCGAAGACTCCGTGCGCCACGATTCGGCCACCCGCGGCGGTTTCCATGAAATCACGCGCCTGCAACCGCATTCCCCGATGCAAGTGGCATGCCACCAATGCGGGATGGGCGTGCAAGGCGACTTGAAACCAGAAATACGGAGATGGGCACGTTGGCCGAGTGAATGCGTTTCAGCACTGATACAGGCCTGCATCTATCGTGCGACGGCCTATGTCGATTTCCAGTGCTGCAAGCGCCCAGTGACCATACAGCGGGCGGTATCGCCGCCACGAGCCACCCGGGCGCGCCGCTTTTCAGACGCATCGGATCGTTTCGAAATTGAAACGCGCGGTGCGACACGTGGACGAGTACAGCCAGGAAGGGGGCAGAGAGAGCGTCCGGGTCGGCGGCCTTCAGAGAGGGCTCTCCAACGCCGATTCCGCTAGCCGGAACGACAGAAAGGCAGGTCGACGACACGTGAGGATGGATTTCCGTCGACAACACTCCTCATGACTGCCTGTGGCATGTCTAAACGATGATGGTCACACGGGGCCAGCGGTCCTTGTATCTTTTCTGCCGGATTCGCCGAAGATAGGTATCCATGCTGACGCGCGCCGGATTGCGTCGCACCACCATGGAGAAAAGGTCATCGAGTCCGTATGGCGCACAGACATCAATTGTCCCGTCGTTAAGCAAAGTAAGTCCTACCGCCGTCGCGTACTCTGGCCACGATGCAATGGCTTGGGCCAGTGATCTAAACGGAGGCACTGGATGGCCAAAGGTTCTCTCGAACCAGAGATGGACACCGGCCTGATTGGTGACCTCCCACGGAACGTCGGCACACTGCGCCATGAGGCTGCGCTGGATTTCGGCATCGCGCATCGACGACAAATCGGACGGGTCGAAGTAGGCCAAATCGACATCGGCCGGGCGCGTCGGAGTCACATATCCGTGAAGCGAGTCCCAGACCAAATTACGAATGGCCCCCGCGCCAATGCACCAGGATTTCAGGCCCATTGCACGTGCCGCCGACAGCGCAGACATACACCAAGATGACTGTCGGGCTATGTCGATTAATCTTTCGTCGAGATTCATCGCGGATCTGCATGACCTAAACGAGCAGGACAGTTGAGATTGTCACCAGATTCGATCGCCTCGTCGAGTCATCGAAGCCGGCCCACGCTTCCCCGGCAGCTTCGTTCTTTTCTCATCCGGCAGCGATACCGTGAACCGCGCTACCGACACAATGATGCGAACGCGATCCTCGGTCGACTGGCGGGAATGCGGATTGCTCGATTTCGCGCGCCGTATCGGCGCACCCGGCCCTTCACGACAACGACCGGTACCGACGCGACGCTTCCTTTCCTCTCCGGCATTAATCTCCGGAATGAAATGCTATTGCTCATCGTTTCATGACCGGATATCCGGGACTACATTCTCCGAATCAATTAAATCGCATATTTTACCGACCCAGTGAGCAATAATTGCGACCTCTTTTCAAATCAATTGATCGAAAGTCACAAAATATTATTGACTTCGACTTTTATGCAAATCTAAAATCCGCTACAGCGGCTTACGTTTCGTTTTCTTTCGTCGCGCACGATTCGCCACTCACGCCCGCGAGCGCTCCTCGCGATCGCTTTCCGTTGTCGTGCAAAGGCGCCCCCGCGTCATCCGTCTTTATCAGCCATCCGCGTATTTGCAGCCTGATTTTATTTTTTACCACGCACTACCCCCCGATTAATTCCAGCCATTCACCGAAAGGACCGCGACGCGAGACCAAACGGACCCAAGATCCGTCGATTCGAACATCCAGATAAAAAATCGCCATTCATCAGGAGGGACATCAACATGCATCGCCTTGCGAAGTCGCTGTGTCTCGGGCTTGTCTGCGCCGGCCTGCTCGCGGCCTGCAACGACGACGACGTCAAGTCGACCACCCCGCCGTCGAACACCGCCGCGCTGTCGTTCCGCATGGACACCGGCGGCCAGATCAATGCGTTCTACCGGCAGGACAAGGTCGCCGCGCACCTGCTCGTGCGTTCGTCGACGAAGCCGCGGCTGCTCGTGGTCTTCCCCGCCGGCAACAGCGGCACGGGGCTATGGTTCGACGACACCGCGCAGCCGGTGAACTGGAGCCTCGACACGCCGCCGTCCGCGCTGTCCGCGCCCGACGCGCGCGGCCGGCCGCTGTACGGCATCGGCGCCGATGTGTCAGTCGACACCAGTACGCTGACGATCCGCCAGGGCGTGCTCAGCAACGTCCGCTTCCTGCGCGACTTCAACGGCGGCGCGACGATTCCGCAGCAGATCCTCACCGCGCCGACTGTCCAGGGCAGCGCCGCGCAATGGCAACGCGACCGGATCGACGGGGCGCCCGGCTATTCGCTGCGCATCACGCTGCGCGACGGCGGCAGCATCGCGCCGGCCGCCGGCGGCAAGCTCGTGCTGAATGCACCGCCCGGCTCGCATACGCTTAAGCTGCACATCGATGCGCTGTCGGGCGAGACGCCGCTGTCGCCGATCACGCGCGCCGACCTGTTCGCCCCGTCCGTGAACCCCGACCCGGTGAGCCAGAACGTGCTCGAATTCCTGAGCTTCAACGACAAGCTGCTGGCCGGCTCGTGGCAGTACGACACATACTTCGGCCGCGACACGCTGATCTCGGTCCGCATGCTGATGCCCGTGCTCGAACCCGCGGCGATCGAGGCCGGCCTGTCGTCGGTGCTGAGCCGCCTGTCGGTCGACGGCATGGTCGCGCACGAGGAAGGCATCGGCGAATTCGCACTGGTCGACAACCAGAAGAACGGCAAGCCGAACGATCCGACGCCGACCTACGACTACAAGATGATCGACAGCGACTACCTGCTCGCGCCGATCGCGGCCGCGTGGCTGATCGACGATACGCGCGGCCAGGCGCGTGCGGCCGCGTATCTCGCGCAGCGCGGCAGCGACGGGCAGACCAACGGCAGCCGCCTGGTCGTGAACCTGCTGCACGTCGCGACGACCGCGCAGGCGTTCGCGCAGCAGCCGTCGGTCGCGAACCTGATCCACCTGCGGCCCGGCGAGATCGTCGGCAACTGGCGCGATAGTACCGACGGCCTCGGCGGCGGCGTCTACCCGTACGACGTGAACGCAGTGCTCGTGCCGGCCGCGCTGCGCGCGGCAAACGCGTTTCTCGCACACGGCCTGCTCGATCCGTACCTCGATGCCGGCCAGCGCGCGACGCTCGCCAACACGGCGAACGAGGCCGCCACGTGGGAGACGCAGGCGCCGCCGCTGTTCCAGGTCAGCGTGCCGGCCGCGCAGGCAGCCACCGACGTGTCGGCGTATGCGCCGTCCGCCGGCGTGCCGGCCGGTGCCGCGCCGAGCGCACCGCTGGCGTTCTACGCGCTGTCGCTCGATCAGCAGGGCAACCCGATTCCGGTGATGAATTCGGACGGCGGCTTCGCATTGCTGTTCGGCACGCCGCCGGACGACCAGCTCCAGCGGATCGTCGCCGACGTCACGCGGCCGTTCCCGACCGGGCTCGTGACCGATGCCGGGATGCTGATCGCGAACCCGGCGTATGCGAGCCAGGCACTGTGGCCGAAATTCACGAGTTCCGCGTATCACGGCACGGTCATCTGGTCGTGGCAGCAGGCGATGTGGGTGGCCGGGCTCGATCGCCAGCTCGCACGCCAGGACCTGTCGGCCACGACGCGCACGCTGCTCACGCAGGCGCGGCAGACGATCTGGCAGGTGATCTCGAACGGGCGCGACATGCGGACGTCGGAGATGTGGACGTGGTCCTACGTGAACGGCAAGTACCAGACCGACGCGTTCGGCACGCGCAGCGCCGATGCAACCGAAGCCAACGCGGCGCAGCTGTGGAGTACGACGTATCTCGCGATCCGCGATCCGCAGCAGCGCGCGGGCAAGTACTGGTGGCAGGCATCGCAGCAGATGCAGGACGGGCAGCCGAAGCATGAGACGTCGGTGGCGTCGCGCTAGCGCATCACCCTGCCAACCGGCATGCAAAAGCCCCGGGGGAATTACCGCCTCCGGGGCTTCGGCAAAAACCGGCTTACCGCGACACGACGCGGTTGCGCCCTTCCCGCTTCGCCGCGTACAGCCGCTCGTCGACCACCCTCAGCAACGCGTCGACCGTACTTCCATCGACGCCGTATTGCGCGACGCCGACGCTGACCGTCACCTGCACGCGCTTGAAATCCAGCCCGAACGGCGAACTCGCAATCGACGAGCGCACGCGCTCGGCCGTCATCCGCGCGCCTTCGAGCGGCATGTCCGGCAGCAGGGCCATGAACTCCTCGCCACCGACACGCGCGAGCCCGCCCGCCGGCCGGATCGCCTCGAGGCACTGGCGCACGACGCCGCGCAGCACTTCGTCGCCGATCTGGTGCCCGTACGCGTCGTTGATGTTCTTGAAATTGTCGAGATCGAGCGCGAGCAGGCAGAACGGCGTGCCGTCGCGTTCCGCCCGCACCATCTCGCGCTCGACCTGCGTGATGAACTGCCGGCGGTTCGACGCGCCCGTCATCGGATCGGTCGCGGCCATGTACTCGAGCTTCTGGTTCGTGCGCCGCAGTTCCTGCAGCGCGCTCTCGGTCCGCGACATCGATTCCGCCAGCCGGCTCATCAGGTCTTCCTGGCTGTAGATCGCCGAGAACGAGCGCGTCGTCTGCAGCGCCTGCACGACGCCGTAGCTGAGCAGGAAGAAGCCGCCCGCGAAGATCGCATGCGCCAGCCACCACATGTGATTCCACGGCTTGCCGAGAATGAATGCGAGCGACGACAGCGCGAACGCCATGATCGACACGCCGTAGATCATCATCAGCGGCGAGCGAATCCGCCGCGCGAGCAGCAGGCAGACGTTCAACAGCGAGAACACGAGCGCGCCGCCTTCCATCGACAGCCGCGTCCCCGGCGCGCCGGCGATCGGCGAATACGCAATGTAGGCGACGACGACGTTGACGATCACGAAGAACACGATCCACGGCAGCCACGTCCGCGCGCTCGTGCGTTTCTCGATCCGGTCGGGTGGACGCGAATACGACAGCAGGCCCGTGAGCAACAGGATCGACATCACGAGCCGCGACGCGGGCCCGTACAGCAGGAACAGCCAGATGTTGTGGTGCGCCATCCCGGTGAACGCACCGTGCAGCGCATAGATCATCGCGAAGCCGAGAAAGCCGAGCGTCAGCCAGCGCAGCAACGGCTCGCCGGACGACCGGTAGCACACCCAGGTCACGTAGGTGACGAACGCGCCTTCGAGGGTCGCGGCCGCGATCGCGATTTCATGGAATGCGTGGTTCTCGAACACGACGTGCGGGTCGCTGAAGATCCACAGGTAGGCAATCAGATAGGCAGGCAGCAACGCGAATCCGACCAGCAGGCATTTCGCGTAGAGCCTCGCGGCCGCGCTGACGACGCGCGGCGGTTCCCCGGCTGCATAAGTCGTACTCAT